GCACAACCCGGACGAAGGCATCCATGTGATGACCGAATCGCGAATGATCACACTACAGGGTCACGGCCCGCTTGAATGCAAGATGACGGGGGCCTCGCCCGAGGACGAGCCTGCAATGCACCGAGGCCCCCTGCAACTGCAAGCACAGATGATGTGCCTGCCGGCGTACTGGGGCGCCATCGCCGTCCTCTACGGTGGTCGCGGTGGTCATCAGATGCGTATCTTCCTCTACGAAGAGCATGCCGAAGTCCAGACGTTGATCAAGACATCCATACTCGACCTGGAGGATCGCATAGAAAATGGCAGCTGGTCTGAAGTAGGCAGTACGGCCGATGCAATACTGATCCACCCAAAGGTCGAAGACGAGGAGATGCCGCCCCTGCTGCTGCCACATGAAATGCTCGACATCGTCGTCAGCATCACCGATGCCCAGGCCGCTATAAAGTCGTGCCAGGAAATTATTGAGACGAGTAGCGCAGCCCTGATGGATCAGCTAGGCAATCATAGCTCGGGCTACATTCAGAGCGATGACACGCGCTACCACATCTCCTGGCCCATGAGGAATATCAAGGCAAAGCCAGAGAAGGTGGTGGCCGCAGTGCCGGCGTCAAGCGTCCGACAGAAAACCCTGAAAATAAAAGAGGAGGCAATCGAACCAACAGGAAAAGATCAATGAAATCAAGGACTTAGCGTGATAGTAAAAATGATAGTCAATAGGAGAGAGACATGAACAACACCTCACTAGCGCCGAGAACGATGGACGAAGCCATGGCGTTCAGCAATATGCTGGCGACATCAAACATCGTCCCAGACGGTTTCAAGAACAAGCCGGCCGACATCCTTGTAGCCATCCAATGGGGAATGGAGTTAGGACTTCAGCCCATGCAGGCGCTGCAAAATATTGCCGTTATCAATGGCAAGCCCAGCATCTGGGGAGACGCCTTACTTGCCATCGTCCGGGCAGACGCCCGATGCCTTGGCGTACACGAGGAAATCAAGGGTGAAGTCGCCAGTTGTACAATCAAACGACAACACGCAGATGGATCAGTCGAGCCCGTCACTGCGACCTTCTCCATGACGCAAGCAAAGACGGCTGGCTTGGCGGACAAGAAAGGGCCATGGACAAACTACCCTCGGCGGATGTTACAGATGCGGGCCAGGGGGTTTGCCATCCGCGACGCCTTCCCCGACCTGCTGAAGGGCATCATCTCTGCGGAGGAGGCCGAGGACACCCCACCAGCCGAAGCTAAATTGGTGACAGGCCTGGACAGTGTCGCCTTACCGAAGGCGCCAACCAGGGAAAAACTGGTGGGGGACGTACTGGAGGCATCACTGCCGCCGGCCGCAGAACCTACGGACGAACCCGACAAGCCTGACGACAAGTGGATGGTGATGACGGAAAATGGCAAGATTGCACGAGAGAGCCGGACACAGGCAGAATTTGCTACGGCCTTTCTCGAGATCATCGCCAACTGCCGAAGAAATCCGAAGAATATTTCACTGGTTGAGATGCGTCACTGGCTTGCACAGACTAAGGAAGCCAACATCGTGCCCTGGAACGAGTTGGATGCGGCAATGGGGGAGCCACTTGAAGAGGACTACCTGAAATGCATCAAATATTTTTCTGCAAAGATTGGAGAAGAGGGAGGAGATAAAAATGAGCAACCTGACACTTCGGGAGCGTGACATCATACGGGTTGTTCGCAACCATATCGATGCCAATGGCGTCTCCCCAAGCTACCGTGAAATTTCGGCGGCACTCAACCTGAACAGCCTGTCGAGCATCTCGGCATCGGTTCGCAGGCTTGCCGATAAGGGCGTCATCACGGCGACACATCGTGGACGATCAATTGCATTTTGTGACGAGGAGATACCCGTTGTGAAGAGGTGGCTGGAGGCCCGCGTAAAGGAACTACGTCAAGCTCCACGGTCAAGCACGATCAGCCATGAACGTGCCGAGATGCTCGACGACGAACTGGCTACGTTATGAAGGCCTACCGATGTTCAAATTGTCATCGCGAAAACGATTTCGAAGGTGGCTGGTGGGACACGATCAAACACAACTGTGCTTGTGGCGCTACGGTCACCTTGTGGGCGGGGAATGTTTTTCCAGTAGATGGTTGGGGGGAAGACGCAGAAGACCAGCCGACAAGTTTGCCCGAGCAGCATCAATCAGTCCATGAGCCAGACTAGATAGCCAGACAACCATTTGTTTTTCGTCACCGCCGCAGACCTCTTTAGCCTCGGCCAATAATTTATCCGGTGTCATCTCGCGGCTCCCTTGATCTTCTCCCAGCCGCGAGAGCCCGTATAGCCCAGGTAACCGGCGCCGAATAACGTCCAAAGCGAGTCTGGTATCGACGCCAAAAGATTGGTGATGTTGCTTGCCGCCGTGGCAACATGGTCGGGCCACCAGATGCCTACGATGCCACCAACAAAACACAATACGATTACGAGATACATAACGTACAGGAACGATGGTCGGGCTCGGCTCGTCCACGGGTCTTTCGACTTGGCCTCCATGACAATTGCTGATAGTGCCGCCTCCATGTGCGCCGTCTCACCATCCAACTCGGCCTGCATAATCTTCGCCTTGGCCTCGGCTCTCTTGGTAGGGTCAGGAAATAAGCTGTCGATAATTGGTGTAGCCAGCTGCATCAGCGGGCCGGCAAGGGCCATGATTGGAAGGGCCATGTTTACTCCTTAATTTGAAAGTGACAGAGATCGTCCCAGCTGTCTCCGGGCTCGGGGGCTACTCGGAAATTTCTATTCCAGTCGCCACCCCATATGACTTCGACGCCCATGCCGGCGGCTGTAGCCACGATCAAGCCGGCAACATATATATGCTGTTCACGATCAGCCCAGTCGATTGGGCATGTGATGCAGTCCCAGCCCAGGCTCGGGCTTTTATTGTGGGCGCCATGGGGCCACCGCAGCTGCGACTTGCCCGTGTCGGCCATGAGGTTCTGACGGGCCTCGTCGCGGTGCCCCTCTAAAATCCTGATATCCACCAAAGGCAATATGGCGTTCATCACCTGCCTTACTCTGGCGTCACACGTCATCAGCTGTTCCAGGCTATGCTGGCTCCATTTATTCATCGGCCTCTCCATTGTGTGCTACGTCCATGCTTTGCTGTTTCAATTCCGCGAGAACTTCCGCCCGGGTCCGGCGCAGTGGCGGCAAGTCCGCATCAAGTGCGGTTAGCGCGGCCGTCCACGTTGTGTGCAGGTTCAACTCAAGTGTCCTGACACGGTCGATCAAGCGCACCAGCATAACCTGCTGGCTTCGCAATGCGGCTTGCAGTTCGTCCTGTTTGTCGCCGATGTCAGCCTTCAAATCCTTGAGGATAAAAGATAGGAGCTTCCACAGAGCAATTCCGGCTACGATACTGACTGCAACGGGGATACCGAGTTGTTCCACTACTTTTAATATTTGTGCGACACTCATTTTTTGCTCCGCAACCACACAAGGTAATCCGCTGCCGCATCCATATCAGCATAGCACTGTATCAGTCCAGACGCGCTCGTCGCATCGGGGTTGATGATGGCTGTAATCGCGGCGCCCTCTTGCTGGCTTTCATGGCCCAGGAGTTCCGCATATTTATCGATAAATTTATAGCCCCTGGCTCTCACCAGCCAGTAGACGAAATCCCGGTCTGCGCTTTCCTCTTGGTGCATCCCCCACTGATGAATGTGACCAGCTACATATATGTGTGCCGCATCCTTCATGCTGGCTGCTTTCTGCAAACCATGCAAAGTATTCCATTGGGAATTTCCAGGGAATTGGTGGCTAGCCCATATACGAATTTCCGCCTTGGGTAGAACTAGCGTGAACTTTGCCGACCAGTCTTCCATAGGCACAGAGGTGGCATTCATCCCCCGCAGTATCTCCGCGCCCTCGTTCCACAGGTCATGGTTGCCCATGAGCCAGCAAGCCCAAGTGATGCCGCTTTCAGCCAGGAACCACTTAGCCAGCTTGCGGGCCGTAGCCTGTGAAGTCTCCTGTTCTCCAAATAATCTGCCTAGCCGGCCAACCCAATTATTTGTGGTATCACCAATATTAAGGCCTAGTAGTCCGTCCGTTTTTTGGTGGAGTTCGCAGTGATGGTACAAAAGGGGCCAGTTACAGCCGTCATCGTCAACGTGAGGATCACCAAAGAATGATAGTCCGATAGGCCCGTCCTGTTGTACTCGGACGGGAAACCACCTCTTCGACTTGGTATATTCCAGACGCTTGGCAAACCTCCGCTTCTGCCACTCTATGATATCCGCAGTGGGGACATCATCCTCGGGTAGGTCCGGGTACTCTATATTTTTGTTTTTGTGTAGGGCTCTATTGACTGCCGTCCGGGCTTCAGATGTCTCGCCCATCGCCAACCAACCTCGCAGGGTTGTCCTTGGTATGCCCAGGCTTATAGACGCCTTGGATACATTACCCTCATTATCTGCTATGGCCTGTACGGCTGCACGATACCGATCATCAATTTCGGCGTCAGTCAGAACTTTCGCCATCGATCTTTTTTAACTCTCGGCGATTTATCCGGTAACGCTGCACCAGGACAACGAGGGAAAGCAGACCAACAGCGGCGCCCAACATCAGGTTTAGGCTTCCCCCTAAAACAAAATTATAGATACTAACGATTGCTCCGCTTCCAGCAGCGCCATGATCTAAAATTTCTGGCCTGACGGTCATGCTGGATCAGCCTTTGGCGAAGGGAATTTATTCCCGGTTAGCTGGAAATCCGTCCCCGCACCTTGAATACATGCAACACCACCCATGTCTGGCCGTGTAATAAGTACCGTCCACTGGCCTTCTTTATTTGCATACAATTCGAACAATGCGGTGCCTGCTAATCCCATGCCGATGAGGATTTCTTGCTGCTTCTCAGTCAGAAATTCTTTTATTTTATGATGCGGCTGGCAGATCAGAGGCATGCCTTGGCCATAGGCAGAGCTAGCCATGAACAAGGCTATCGCTATGGCGGCGAGGCGGGTCATTAGGGGGTATCGTCTACTTCTTCGATGGTGGAGGTTCCCGCCGCGACTTCATCGAGCATACGGTCATAATCAGCGTTTCCGGCAAACTCAGGAATAAAGGTACTGGTGCCTTCCGGCTGAAACGTTCGGGTTCGTTTGGCGCCATTCTCTGTAACTACGTGTTTTAAGTATCTCATTCCTAAAGCTCCGCATTAATGTTTAGGTAATCGTTCACAGTTGGATATGTCGCACATAGTGCTGCCCCCCCTGTCGTTAGCCCAGAGCCGCCTGAGATGGTAATCATCGCGCTTTGCGTTGAGGCGTAGTCCACGGCTGCAAAAGTAGTACCAGCAGTTCCAGGGTAAACATTCGCATAAATTGTCCCAGTCATAGTAAGTGATGGGTAAACCCTCTTTGGATGATACCATTGACTGTAATAGATGGCGCTTGCACTAACATTAACTCCTACGCCCAGTCTTGTGTACAATGCCTCATGACCCTGTCGTTCAAAGTATCGAAAGCACTTCCTTAAGGTCGTCCCATAGCCTTCATGCTCAAAATCTGTAGCGCCGTCTAACTCCAGCTGCACACCTGTCAGATACACGTCGTTGGAAGCGTTATCTGTAAGGTTTTGTTGGTTCGAAGTTGCGAACTTTCCTGATGCCAACCACGAATCTGCTGATCCTTGCTCACCCGTTCCGCAGATAAGCGGCCAGTCAATGTTCAAGCCAGAACCAGTATCATCATTGATGCCAGCGCCTCCGGTATCGCCTGGGAAGGTTATCTTAAATTGCTCCCAGGTATTTGCGGAAGCTATGGTAAATTCTTTTATATAACCTCTGCCGGTGTCCGACTGATACAACGAGACACAATGTGTTCCTGTTTTTGGTGACTTCATCCAGAAACTTAGCGTGACATCTTTTGCGGTACTGTCCCCATAACGTAGAAGCTGGCAGTTTTGTGCTTCTATAATGTGCTTTATCGACATGATATCGCCGCTGGCCACCGAAGCATCGGGGGTGGTAACGTCAACCTTCAAGGCATTACCTTGACCAGTTACACCACCAGCAGCCGCTTGGTCAGCCGTAACCCGTGCAGCAGTGCCCGAACAAAACAGCTTGAACCTATCGACTTGTGTGTACGCTGTTGACGCGCCTAGCCCAGTCTGTGTCGTTCGTTGGGCAACAGCCATGCTTCCATTCTGAACTAAATTTTTCCCCGGCGCAGCAGCAGTGGGTATCGTCGCGTGGCTGCGGAGTAAATCTGCGATGCTTCGATTGATGCTCATTTGGGATTCGCGTCCTTCACCGCTTTGACATGGTCGTTCCAGGTGCCGTGGTACATCATATCAAGCTGCTCTCGCCACGACCCGTAAGCCTCTTGACGCTTAACATCCCAAGTTTTCGCTGGTGCAGAGGCCTCCTCTAGTGCCCGATATTCGGCATCCCCCACGACTTTTTCTTCGATGTTTTCAGCAAGATATCCAGCACCGATTGCATTTTTCAATAGTGTGCCATGGGCGGCATTGTCGCCGCTTTGGGCTGAAATCAACAAACCATTTTGATCTATACATACCCGCATTTTTTATCTCCCGGATTATTCCTTAAAGCCAGTGATGATTAATTTTACATGCCCTGTGGGGGAGCCTGTTTTTGTAATTCCAAAGGTAATGCCGTCGGCGTCCCAGCTGTTAATCACCGCGTCTACTCTGTTGGACGCATTTATTGCCGCACGAAAGATGCCTGTGTTGTTATCCCATTGATCTGCCGCCGTGGTTCCCTGACCAAAGAGTTGATATGTCGTGCCGCCATCGGTCGCCGCTCCGTAATTTTGTGTATTGTCTGCTGATCCGATTGCGGAAAAAAGTATTATCGACTTAGGCTGAAACCCAAACCCAGTAACGGCCAGCGTTCCGGTTGCTGTCGTTGCGTTATGGTTCACATATATAGTAACGCTGCCACCTGTCGCAGGGGTCGCACTAGCCCAGACAGTTCCGTTACTGGTCAAAACATTGCCCGATGTCGAGGGAGCTGCCGTCGTTACCGCGCCTGTCCCTGCGCCAAGCAGAACCCCGTTCGCGCTGTGCGTCGCAGCGCCGGTGCCGCCAGAGGCTACAGGCAGAGGTGTCGAACTTAGCGTAAGACTGGGCGCAACTACTGCACCACCAAATGTTCCACCCGCCGCTTTGGGAACTACGTCAGCCGGAATGAAAGCCTTGGTGGCCTGGATATGCACGATGTCCCCAGCCGTGCAAGCAGCTAGGACCACGCTCGTTGAATTTGTGGCAGTGATGTCGGAACTATCTAAGCGGACACCATTCAGCCAGACCTGACAGGAGCCGTCCCCAACATCGTAGGATAGCGTGGCTCCGTTAGCATCAGCGCCAGTGAATGTCGTCTGACTTGACGTAGCGACATACTTGAATACGGAGAGTGTATCGCTGGCTGTAGGCTCAAAACCTAGGTAAGGCATCTGCTATTTCCCTTACAGCTCTCTAGCAGCATCACGTTCTGCACGGTTTTTATAATCGTCTCGTGCAAGCAATGCTTTTTGCAATCCTTCGTCTGTAGCTGGCATGGATTCAACAGAAGCATCTGCTTTCAAAACTGCTGCTGCTTCGTTTGCCATACGTTTACTACAATTATTGATC